CCTGCTGTAAATACTATTCCACATGGATACGCAAATTGTAACCACAAGTTACAGTTATAGTATAAACAGATTTGAAAATGTTATGCATGAAAGAAAACTAAACAAAAATTTCATTTTGTAGAAAAGGGGGATGGCTAAGTGGAAAAAACAACGGAATTTGATTACTGGGTATCATATGTATTTATACAAAAAGGTAGCGGTAATTTAGAACATGGAAATGACCATGTAAACATTCTCGAGACGTACAGTGGGATTGAATGGGTAAGAGAAATTGAAGGAAGAATCTGTAGGCATTACGGATACAGCAAGGTTACGATTTTGAATTTTGTTCCATTGATTTCTGAAAAAGAATTGAAACGTGTAGAAACAATCCTAGATCGAGCAGAAGATTTATGTGAAGAGCACGTAAATGATAAAGATTGGCTAATTAACAAATTCAAACAAAGAGCAGCTAGCAAAAGCTAACTGCTCAGGTAATAGAAATGGGTTGTCTACAGTATTGACGAAATATTGAGTTTTATTCAGGGGGGATAGGGGAATGTTTCAAATTTGTCCGATGTGCAGCAAGGAAACAATTACTCCAAACAATGAAGAAATCGATGTTGATTTCTGTGATAAATGTATGACAGCGGCAATTGAAGGGGCGGCATTGCCTATAGGCCTTCCTAATAGCGCGAATGCTTCTCTACCAATAGCAAGAGAGAAAATGATTGTAAACTCATATGGTCAATTGCATGAAGTTTATAAAGATGAATGGATGAAGGAGTTTAATAAAGGAAGAGGTTTTGGGATTTTAAGAAATGTAACAAAATAATCCTTTGAAAATAAAAAAGAAAAAAGCAACTTGTATTGGGGACAAGTCACTTTTTTCGAATGGCAATGTTACTGTTATTATAACAGGACAAATGTAGCAGCTAAATGAATAAAAAACACAAATTTTAGACAAATTTCGAGATCGCAAAATAAATACAGTCCGGCTAGAAAACTAGAGGACACCAATTCACTAAAACAGCAGTTAAGGTTGTTTTATGAATAGGTGTCCTTTTTATTTTGAAAAGGGAGATGGAGAAATGAAGGTGTTAAAGGATCAGCTACGTGAATGGAAAAAGCAATCAAAACAAGTAAAGAAGAAAAATAAGAAAAAACGAAAAGAAAAATTAAGTACTCGTGACATTGAAGATTTAATGGGGATGCATAGACCTTCTTACGAGCGTAGACGTGGAGCATTAAGACAAAAATAATAACAATGGAGGAATGTAATATGAATAAACAATTATCATTTAAAATGCCCGTTTTAGATGAAGAAGAGACAAAGAATGAAGTTGAAAAAGTATTTGAGGAGTATCGTATGTATTTATCTCAAATGCCAAGTGACATTTTACCTAAAGTAACCGCCTCGTATTCAATTGTTCCTCCATCTGTAACGAATGAATTCAACAGTTCTACAGAAAACATAGCGATTGAAAGGCTGCAATATGAAATGGCTAGAGATAAATTTATGAATTGGGTTCATAGGGCTGTTAACAGATTGCCAAAAAGAGAAAGACAGATCATTCATATGTATTATATGGAAGAAGAGAAGGGATACGATCCAGACATTATGGATGAAGTGAGATTGGGTAGAACCACGTATTATAAGGTGAAAGGAAAAGCTTTATTACGTTTAGCTTTCAGTTTGCGAAAAGAAGTATTTAAACAAAAGGCGCAAAATGAAGAGGGAGAAGTAGTATGAACATTGTACAGCCGATTCGTGATAAAGAAATAATACAAGAAATAAAGGAATTCTATAAGAAGCAGAATGAGAGGAACTACATTCTGTTTCTTCTTGGTATTAATACAGGATTCAGAATATCGGATATTTTACGTTTACGTGTTCGTGATGTAGAAGGCTGGAATATTGTGATACGCGAAAAGAAAACAAGGAAGATCAAAGATGTGAAGATGCCTTCAGAGCTGAAGAGAGCTATCAGAAATTATACTGAAGGAAAGCCAAAGAATGAATACCTGATTAAGAGTAGAAACGGAAAAAATAAACCGATTACTCGTGCAATGGCATATGTAATATTGAATCAAGCAGCAGAAGAGTTTGGGTTGGAACGTATCGGTACTCATTCACTTAGAAAGACATATGGTTATCACCATTACAAACAATTTAAAGATGTAGTTGCCTTGCAAAAGATGTTAAATCATACAGATCAGAAAGAAACATTGAGATACATTGGAATGGAACAAGATACATTAAATGATTACCAAAGGAAGTTTAGAATCTAGCTCCTTTATTTTTTTATCACTTATTGAATTAGCTTTAAACTGAAAGTGTCAAATTCATTTTTATAAAATGCGAAAGAGATTGGTATATCTAAGGTTAAACGGAATAGGTGAATTTAACACAATCCAGGTTATAGCTAATTCATTTGCTAGGATTAAAGAACATATTTATTCAAAACTATGCGAAAAGAGGCTGAAAAACGATGTGAAAAAATACATAAATCAAAAACGCGAACTATTCGTGAACTATCTGCGGACTATTTGCGAACGATTTACGGACACGTTTTGGTTTTTAGCATGATATATTTGTATTGTGAGAAGTGGCGGAAAACACAACTCACTATGTTGTTTCTAAATTTCTAAACGGCTTCATAATGACGGCACATAAAATCCGAAACCAGCAGATGGTACTGATTGAATGTCACCGTTAATAAGGAGAGCTTTTGCTCTTCTTCCAGTTACTTAATAATGCAGGAGTAGATGAATGTAGCAACATTAGGTAACTGGGAAAAGAATAAAACTTCACGTACCGCAATAGAAAGCCAAATTAATAATCGAGAGAAAAGCATCCATTTGGGTGCTTTTTATTTTTGAGGAGGATGAATGATGGAAGGTAAAACATTAATATTTAAACCTGTAAAGCAATACAAGATTAATCCGAATAAAATCCAAACATTAGATGATGTAATTGCTATCTTAAAAAGAGTATCGATATATGTGAATGGTGAAGAAACATTAGAAGGTATTGAACATCTAATTGAAAAGGATGATGAATAATGGATAAAGAAAACTTAGGTCTCATTGAACAAACCATTCTTATTAATAAAAGAAGAGAAATTTATAAAGAACTTATAAAGCTTGCTCATTTAATAAGAGATAAGAAACATGACATTAAATTGATGGCAGGAATGTTCCGTTGTGAGGGGCAGAGTGTGGTGGAAGATTTTCTGATTGATGTTATAACGTCAAATGAACTTCCTTCGCATATTGTTTTATCGAAGGAAACAGAGCAGTACTTATTAACAAAAGGAATTGAAGAGTTATTGAAGACGACTCGTGAAATCGATGCGGAAAAGTTAGCTGAAAGAATTCATGAATCGGTGATTGCAAGAGGAGTGAAATCGAATGGATTTCAATAAGTTTGAAAAAGCAATGATTGTCGGAATAATTCTTAAAGCCCTTCGTAGTAAGAAGAAAATAAAACAGTATGTGGGTTTAGAGCGGTTACCAGATTTAATTAAAGTGTTAGATGAATTGCAAGAGAGTACAACATTTGAAGATAGAGAAGAAGCTTTAACAAGTCTAATCGATAAGTTGATTGATGATTTGTTAGAGGAAGGTAAGAGGTGATGTAATGAACTGGTTAGACTTCCTTATAGGCTGCTGTGTAGGTTCTTTATTTGGGATTATATTTTGTTCTGTACAAGATATTAGATCGGTAGGTAGGAAAGGAATGAAAGCGGACGGACATGTAATTTATAGGTGTTTACTTTGTAAAACTGAACGTAAGTTAAAAGTCCATAAAAGAGATTATTGCGAAGTAAAGGTTTGTCCGAATTGCCTTGGAGTTTCTGTAGACGTTTTTAAAATCGCTAAGTACAAACAAGTTGGTGAGAAATAACGATGGATAAAGAACATCTTATTCAATTAATAAAAGAAGATAAGCTGATGAAGTTCTATAAGTCTAAAGAGTGGAGAGCACTGAGGTTAAAGGCTTTACAACGTGATAATCATGAATGTCAGATGTGTAAATCGAAAGGTAAATATAAACCTGCTGAGAATGTGCATCACCTTAAAGAAGTGAAGACACATCCACATTTAGCAATGGACTTAGATAACCTACAATGCTTATGTATTCGATGTCATAATGAAGTGCATGGTCGATTAGATAAGGTCGAGAAGAAGGTACCTAAGTTTGTTAATGAGGAGAGATGGTAATGACTATAATTGTTGTTGCTGCAAATGTAGCACAGGCTAAGGAATACTGGAAAGCTATAAAAGAAAAGTACCAAGAGGATAAAAGGCATCATGTTAGGTTTATAAGCAATAGAGAAGGAAGTTGGGATGGGATACATTGGCGTAATTTAATAGTTATTCTTTGTGGTAACTATTGGGAGAATAAGTTTTATAAAAGCGATTTGTATAATATGTACCAAAAGTTTGGAGTACGAATTGTTTATGAAAGGTTATAGCTATGATTGTTGTTGATGGTAGTTGGACATTCGATACTGACTTAATGATTCAATACGCTGAGAAGGACGAGCGTACGTCATATGAACGCGACATGCTTAATCAGTTCCGAAAGTATTCTTACTGGCGTTACTGCCAAATAAGAGACTGTGTGAACCCAAGAAAGTGCAAACGACTTAAACTTAATGATGTTAGAGAAAGATTGCAAGAAGAAGAGAATTTAATATTTACAACAGACTTGCTAAAGATTTCTAGTGAAGAAGTCTTTTTTATTTTGGATTTCATTGAAACTTACTTTGAATTAGTTTCTTAAACACCCCCCGGTCAAAAAGTTTGGCTTTTAGTAGGAGGACCGATCAACGGGGGGAGGAGAGCGGTTAAAACATTTTTGCGAATTAAAAAGTAAGAGGGGGGGTACTTGTGCGGAAACTATCAAAAAAAGCACAGATAAAGCAAGATTTATTACAACAATTGGAAAACAGTGGTTTGTATGGTATGCACTACATTGATCTTGTTGATGATTACATGACGATGTTTGATGTGAAAAATAAGTTAGCAAGAGAAATGAAAAAGAATGGACCAATGATTGAATGGCAAAATAGTGAGAGTCAAAAGGGAGTCAAAGCGAATCCAGCTACAAAAGAATTTCGTGAGACAAACAAGCGCATGACAGAATTATTAAAAGTGCTTGGTTTGAAAGAACCAGTATATGAAGGTAATGATGATGATGACGACATCTAGAAATTCAACTACATATAAGTATCATCCTTACATCGACGAGTATATGCGTATGGTTGAAAATGAGGAAATACAAAGTTGTAAAGAACAAAAACAACTCATGGAGTTTCTTCGTTGGAAGCTAGATCAACCTGGTGTAGTGATTGATGCAGATGCTATTGAAAAATCAGTGGAAAAGCCAGCCCCCTATTTTTCTTTTTCATTATTTGCTTGGCAAAGGTTCTGTAATGCATTTTTTTATGGTGTGCGTTATGATGACGGCCGTCTTATGTTTGACAGATATCTATTATTACTTGGTCGTGGGGCAGGTAAAAATGGATATATCAGTTATGACTGTTTTTATATGCTAAGTGGTCATCATGGGATTAAGAATTATGATATAGATATAGTGGCAACTTCAGAAGATCAGGCTAAAACCTCATTCGAAGATGTTTTAAACATTTTAGAAACGCCCAAATTTGCAAAGAAATTAAAAAAGGTTTTTTATAAATCCAAAAAACTCATTAAACATTATAAAACTAAATCTAAATTTGAATTTAATACGTCAAATGCTCGTACAAAAGATGGTAAGCGAAGTGGAACTGTTATATTTGATGAATTACATGAGTATGAAGATTATTCAAATATAAAAGTTTTTACATCGGGTTTAGGAAAAAAGAAAGATCCAAGGATTTTCTATATTACAACAGATGGAAATGTTCGTGGTGGAGTATTGGATGATATGAAAGACGAAGCCCAGATGGTGTTAAATAAAGAATTACCACATTCCACACTGTTTCCTTTCATATGTAAGCTTGATGATGAAAAAGAAGTCCATGACGAGTCTAAATGGGAAAAAGCAAATCCTTCATATAGATACAATGAAAATTTACAACATGAAATGCGAAAAGAATACCATGATATGAAACGTAACAGTGCATTACGTATTGAGTTCATGACGAAAAGAATGAATTTACCTGTCGAAGATACGAGGAAAGAAGTTGCTACCTATGAAGAAAGATTAGCTACAGAGCAGCCGTTCCCTGAAAATGTTCAAGGGATAGAATGCATTGGAGCAGTTGACTTCGCGCAAATTCGTGACTTCTGTTCGGTTGGAATTTTATTTAAAAAAGATGGGAAACGATATTGGAAGCAGCATACATTCATGCATCATACAGCACCTAAGTTGCAAGATATTAATCCGGATATTATTCGAATTGCAATTGAAAAGGGATTGCTTACTGTTGTTTATGACAAATCAATTAGTGCGGAACATGTAAGAGATTGGTTCGTAATGATGAATAAAGAATACCGAATAAAAAAAGTCAGCATGGATTTATATCGTTCAGCTATTTTAAAAGAATCGCTTGAAGAGGCTGGTTTTGAAATTGAAATTGTTCGTCGTGGTCCAGCGACGCATAGTAAGCTTGCTCCACTTGTAGAAGAGATTTTTATTAAACATACCATTGTTTTTGGTGATGATCCGTTAATGCGTTGGTATGTGGGAAATGTCTATAAAGAAGAAAAGATGAATGGCAATATTGAATATAAAAAGATTGATAAAGAGAAGCGAAAAACAGATGGTTTTTTCGCTTTTTTACATGCGCTTAATTGTGATAGTGAGTTAAAAGAGTCAAATACTTTAACGAAAGAAAATGTTAGAAAGATATTTAAATCATTTAGTG